CATAGTGCAAAAGCTCAAAAAAAATGGGTAGTAGATAATCCAAAAGGTGAAATTACAAAACTTGTAAAAGCCAATGTATTGAAGTATGGTCAAGAATATGGAGGAGGAAAATCAAAAGAAGAAACACAACCAACAACTGAGCCCACAAAAACAACAATTGATTCTCAATCACCAGCTAAGCCAAAAAAACAAGACCATTATGGTTCATTATCATCTGATGCCGGAAAATATGATAAGTGGAGAAACATTACAAATATGTTTAATAAAGTAAGAATTATGCATATTATTGATGGTGATTATAAATCTGCTGCTCTTGAAGGAAAAATAAAAGCACCCGGAAATAAGTCATCAGCAATAAATGAAATAGGCATTGGTGTTTGTTTAGACCACTTAAAAGAAAAAAAAGGTAATATTACAACTTTTGATTTATCAGATATGTTATATAAAGAAATGATGAAAACTAAAATTGGTAAATCAAACGGTGAAGAAAAAACGAGAGAAGCGTGTATTGGCGCCGCCTGTTCTGCAAAAAGAGAGTATAAAAGAATAATTGAAGTGCTAAAAAATAGTAATTTAAAAATAGATGATGTTGATATTAGTCATGTATGGGGATCATCCGGATCTTTAAAATCTGCAGTAGAGTATCTTAAAGAAAACGGTATAGAAAAAGTCAATGGTAAAAATCTGGAAAATGACGATCCAGATAGTGAGGATAACTATTCAAAAGTAATTCTTAGCGGTGGAGCTGGAGAAAACTCAACAGATACAATGATAGTTTTAAAACCAAAAGGTGGAACTGATGCTATTATTTTACACACTTCTAATAAGGTAGCTACTTCAAACATTATGGGTAATTCGTCTGTTGAAAAACATTTAGAAATGGTGATGGATGAAATTGAAAACGATAAAACAATTCCAAGAAAACAAAAAGAAAAGTTAATGCTTTATTTTAAAGAGCAATCTATGAAATCAGAAAAAATTCAAAAACAAATAAGTGATTTAGCTCTTAAAGAATTTGATTCAGTAAAATCAAAACTTAAAACACCAAAAAATAAAAAGGATTTTATTGATGGAATAAAAAACGCTTCTGGATCATCTAGTAGTAAAGCAAAATATTGGTTATCATTAGTAAAAAATTATTCTGATATTACTGACGACCGTGGAAAAAAAGTAAAATACGAACTTACACCAGATGGAAAAAATGTATATGCTGTTGTAAATGATAAAAGAAGGTTGCTTACGTCAACCGAAGAAACAAATGTTCTTATGGGATTTTTAGCTAAAGCAGAAGAAATATCTTTAGGACGTTCAAAAGATAGTCTTTCTGGGGAAGAGACCAAATTACTTTCAAAAATAATGCCTCCACAAGAAGAAGCAGTAAAAAAATTGTATCACGAATACCATAAAATGAATAATGATTTTAGAAAAAAAATTAGTAAAGAAACAAACGGAAAAGTTGATGTACATTACACAAAAATATTTTTTAAAAGACTACACTTAACAGGTGAAGATAAAGCCGGAATTCCAGCAAAATACTTTGAAACAAATATGGGTAAAAATGAATCCAGAATAAAATATGATAAAGACAATAATTTATACATGTACAGTAATGAAGGTAAAGGATATTATAGATGTGACGAAAATGGCAAATTTATAGTTGATGTAAAAAATAATAAAAATAAAGCCGGAAAAGAAATCATAGGTAATTCTGGAACTGTTGCTACAGTTATGAACGACAAAACTTTAAAACATTGTTTGTCTACTTATCCACCAAATGACAGTTATTATAAAAAAATAACAATTTCTGATATAAAATGGGAAGATAGCACTTCTGGTATAGCAACAATTTATTCAGAAAATAAAAAAGGTGAGAGATTTGTTATAGGTTATCAAACAATAAGAAGTAAAGAAGGTCTGCTTGGTAAACCACAAGACACAATATCATTACATAAAGATTTTCAAACATGTTTACAATTAGCGTCTTATAAATTGGAAAAGGGATTATTAAAAGAGTCTAAAAACCCATTTACAAAATTTCTAAAATCAGAAATTGTTATGATAAATGAAGAAGAAGAAATATGACTATCTGGGAACATTTAGTAAAACTAACAGGTGATATTTATCTGACATGGAAACCAATGTTTCTTATGTATCATCCAACCTTGCATTTATTAAAAGGGGCTGAAATTCGACAAATTTTGAACACTGCATTGCCTGGAGATATTCTTCTTCGTAGATATAATGGATATTTGAATACAATTTTAACTGGTGGATATTATGGTCATGCTGGATTATACATTGGAGGAAATAAAGTTATTCACGCTGTTGGCGAGGGTGTAATAGAAGAAGACATATTGGATTTTTGCAGAACTGATGGAATATGTGTTCTGTCAACTGAAAAAGATACAAGTATGGCAATAGGAATAGCAAAAAAATTAATTGGAAAACCATATGATTATTCATTTAGTTCAAGCAATAAAAAATATTATTGCACAGAACTAGTGAACATTTGCTACAATGGATTATTTAACAAAGATAAAATAAAAACATTTGGAAAATCTGTATTGCTGCCTGATGGAATATTCAACTCAAAAGAAATAAAATTCAAGATAGAGTTCAAACACTAAAAGAATAAACTCACACTACTTTTGGTATCACCTGACAATATAGAAGACTTATTCATTGGATCCAATAACATTTTTATTTTGGATATAAAAAAGTTACTTATCATCTTTTCATAATCAATCTGTAATATTTTATCAAATTCTTTCGGCCATTCTGTAAATGAAACTGACTCTATATTATATTGATTTTTCTTGACATAAACAACTTTAAGCTTGGAATTACTACTTATCTCTGCGTATTTTTTCTCTATCTTCAATTTTTTCAACAAAGAACGATAATTTGCCACACCCTTTACGTGCCACGGACTTCCTTTTATAGTCTTATCATCTGAATTGATATACTTATCTATATTATGAACACCGATATTTACAGCAATTTCAATAGGACTGGTATTTGTAAGATTCTTTTTGAACTCTGATATTTTATTTTCTATCTTATCTTCTTCATATCCCTTCAAAATCATTTGTAATATTTCAGACAACATTGGCCTAATAATTTCCGGTGTGTCAGACCTAATAATTTCTAATCCAGTAGTTTTTATTTCGTCCACAGGTGAACTATCTTCACTAACAACCCAAACAGCATATTTCTTTTTTGCGACAAATAAAGCACTTTTCGCTATCATTTCTTGCTTGAAAGATATTCTAAATTCCTCTTCATTTGAATTGAAAATTTTTCTTTGAACCTCACGATATGTCAAATCATTTACATATGATTCAATAACACCTGATATATTACGAATCATAACTTTTATATCATCATCTGATTGTTTTCTCCAATCTTTACCTATATTGTTATCTAAAAATAATCCAAGATTGATGAATAAAGAATCCGTATCCATTGCAAGAATATAGTCTATGCCTTTGCCAGATGGTTTATATTCACCAAATTTGTCTATAATGCTAATCAAATCAGATGAAGGACTGTTCAGTATTTTATTGGTAAACTTTTCGCCGGTTTTTACCGACAATCTTCCACAAGAACAAACAGCTTCTGCTATATTAGTATTGAAATATCTTGAATACGGAACAGCAAGAATTCCATAAACGGCATTGAGTATTACTTTCAAAGCTAACTGTAACGAATTGAATTGTTTTATTTTTTCTTCTGACTTTTCCAAATCGGAGTTACGAAGTTCCGGTAAGGCTTTTTTCATTGAACGAATTCTGGATCTAACTTCAGCCCTTTTCGTAAAAACATATTTTTCCAATGCCGGAATCACTCCAATTGGTTTTGTAACAAACACAGAACCACAAGGTGAAATAGCTACCATTCTTTTAGATAAAACTTTATGAAATACTTCCAATTTATTTTCATCAAAATGAACTAAACCATTATTAGTCATCATATCAAAAGGTGGAAATGACTTGTCTTTTACACATTGTATAATTTTATCTTCAGTAAAACCTCTAATTCTACCATAATATGTTTCTGGTGACATATTCAAAGTAATAATTTGATGAGGATAACTACTTGTAATATCCAAATCAACAACCCATTCGTGTTTTCCTATAATTGGGTTCTTGACATAAGCAGCTTCATAACTTTCCTGTGTCCCACCATATAATCTTGGCGCACACATATTGTTTCGACGATAATATGTAATCAACATGCCTTCAATCAAATTCGTCATACCATTATAATATTTCATCGGAGCTTTAGTCAATAAAGATAATGATTGAACCAAGTTGATATATCCTAATTTATCTTCTAACTGAAATATTCTATAACAGTCTATGACGTTATATTCAACATATAAATTATAATCACTATGATATAAATCAGAAAGGTCTTTATATTCAGAATAATCAACCTTCCCCTTTTCCAATTCATACTTACACACATAATCAAGAGTATGTCTTTCAAGTTTTTTTGGACTATACCATTTATATAAATCTAAATAATCTAATATTGTAATTCCGGCTATATCAATATTAGTATTTTTTGAAGATTTCGACTCCCAAGTTCTGACAATGTTGATAGGACTCAACATATCAAACCAAGAATTTTTTTCACCAAATAAATTTTTAGTTCTATTTCTAATATAAAGTAAGTCAAAATTTATAACATTCCAACCAGTTATAACATCAGGTGGATTATCATGAATCCATTCAAAAAACCTTTTCAATAAATCCCTATCTGATTCACATTGAACATAATTCATCCATTTTTCTTTTGAATATTTTCCGGTATACGAATCTATTCCAAATGAAATAGTGCTATTCGTAGTGTTATCATATACAGACAATAAAGTAATACTATCATTAGCTTCTGATACATCTGGAAACTTTTGACTATCACTCTGAACTTCAATATCTAAATAATAAACCTTGATTTTTGGTGTCGATATTTCATCATCTTTTATGTCATAATATCTTTCCGCCAAAAACTGGATTTCTGGACGAACATTATTTTCTAAAGCATTATTGGATTCTTGCTGATACTGATAATAAGATCCATAGTTATTGAAAGTTATTCTTCTAGCTTTCTTATCGTCTAGTGTTTTGACGGTTCCGTGATCCGAATTTTCATAAAGATATGGAGACCAATGAATATCAGTATAAAGATTTTCACCGTTTATTTGTTCCCACAAATGTATCATGGATTCTCTTGTATTATAAAAAACATTTTTGAACATATCAATTCCTTTTTCCTTCCTGCCAACAAATAAGGCAAATCATTTATAAATTATATCATATTTTATAACAATTGTAAATTTATGCTCTTATACTTCTATCGGTAATCAATGT